AAGGATCAATGTCAAACGTTGGACACGGCGCAATAAAAAAATGCCCCGACCTTGCGAGCCGGGGCAAAAGATGGCAACTGAAACCATCAAGGAGAAGCAATGACTTGCGCCATCACCGAAAAGAAGTGTACACTAACACCAACGAGGCAACAAGTGCGACGCCAGCACTAACCCTACGCAATGCTAGAACATTTGATTTACGGCGAGTTTCATCCAGAGGTGGTAGACGCCACCGCGGAAGTCCTGTCTTTTGAAAAGGCAGACCCGGCCACGACCATCGACGCCAAAGTCAAGACGGCTGAGTGGCTGAAGAACTTAGAGCTTGAGGACGAAGAGATTGAGTCCAAGGCAGAACAAGAAGCCGCCCGTAAGTCTTTTGCAAGTCTCGTGACAGGCCAGCCTGTGGGCAATACGCAACAAGCGTTGGCTAATTTAAAGACTCCTGCTGCAGTGCAGCATTTGGTTGGGATGCTTACAGCCTATGACTGGGCGTTTGTCGAGCAGGCCAAAGAACTGCGGGGCTACGCAGTGGCTCAGATCCTAGAAGAAGTCAAACATCCAGACGCACGCATCAGGCTCAAGGCGCTAGACATGTTGGGTAAGGTCACGGAAGTTGCCCTCTTCACCGAACGGGTGGAGGTCAAGAAGACTGAGATGTCGGATGTGGAGCTAGAGACGCGAATCAAAGAGAAGCTCAACAGGTTCATGGGCGTGATTGATGTGATTGACGTTACGGCAGACAAAGATGAAGCCTGAAAACTTCACAACGCTCAGCAAGCTGGAGCTAGAAGCCATGGCCAAGGCCCTGCCGCACATGAGTGTTAGAGAAAAGATGGAGCTTTTTGACGACTTAGAGCTTCGTGAGTCCCGCGCCAAACTGCAGGCAGCCAAAACAAACATGCTGGGGTTTGCCCAAGCGGTGTATCCGGGCTTTAAGATTGGCCCCCACCACAGAAAGCTGGCTAAGATCTTTACAGATGTAGTTGAGGGCAAGAAAAAACGCGTGATTATCAACATCGCGCCTCGTATGGGTAAGTCTGAGTTCTCCTCATACCTGTTCCCTGCGTACTTTTTGGGTAAATATCCCGAGAAAAAGATCATCATGGGCACGCACACTGCGGGTCTGTCAGAAGACTTTGGCCGTCGCATCCGTAACTTGATTGATTCAGATGAATACAGAGAAGTTTTCCCAAGCACCATGGTGGCTGACGACCAGAAGGCGGCTGGTAAGTGGTCTACAAGCGCTGGCGGTCAGTACTATGCTGCTGGTGTCGGGGGCGCTCTTGCTGGTCGTGGTGCTGATCTGTTCGTTATTGACGATCCTCACTCGGAGCAGGACGTAAAGTCAAACTCTAGACTTGCGTTTGATACAGCTTGGTCGTGGTTTCAGACTGGCCCGCTGCAGCGTTTGATGCCGGGGGGTGGGATCATCATTGTGATGACCCGTTGGTCGCTGTTAGACCTGACTGGGCGCCTGATTGACTACCAAGCTAGGAATCCAGAAGCAATTCCGTGGGAAATTGTAGAGTTGCCGGCCATCCTGAACGATGGGGGAGAAGATGAGAAGTCTCTTTGGCCAGAGCAGTGGCCGCTTGAGGCATTGAAATCCACAAAAGCATCCATTGACCCACGGTATTGGAACGCGCAGTACATGCAGCAGCCCACGGCGGAGAACTCGGCCATCGTCTCACGCAAGATGTGGCGTATTTGGGAGCCTGAAGACCCGCCAAAGTGCGAATACATCATTCAGTCGTGGGATACGGCGTTTGAAACCAAGAACAACTCTGACTATTCCGCCTGTACAACGTGGGGCATCTTCTACAACGAGGAAGAGAATGACTCGCCCCAGCTAATACTGCTGGATGCGTTTAAAGATCGCATGGCGTTTCCCGAACTCAAGCAAGTTGCGCTCAAACACTACAGAGAGTGGGAACCAGACGCGTGCATTGTGGAGAAGAAGGCCGCTGGCGCACCACTGCTTCAGGAACTGAGGGCAATGGGAATCCCAGTTCAAGAGTTCAGCCCGTCAAGGGGCAACGACAAGACAGTGCGTGTCAACGCAGTTGCGGATTTATTCAGCAGTGGTAAAGTCTGGGCACCCGACACACGCTGGGCACGGGAAGTAATTGAAGAGATGGCGGCTTTCCCCGTTGGAGAGCACGACGACTTCGTGGATACGACCACACAGGCGCTGCTACGCTTTAGGCAAGGCGGTTTTATTTCTTTGGACACGGACGAGAAAGACGAATCCGAAATCTTTCGCCGTAAGACACACGCATACTACTAGGAATACACATGGCAACGAATATCGACAAAGCGCTGTACCAACAACCCGTGGGCATCGATGCGCTGGGCGAACAAGAGTCACCCATTGAAATTGAGATTGTTGACCCTGAAGAAGTAACCATTGGTGTGGACGGGATGGAGATCTCAATTGGCAAGGGTGATTCAGAGGAAGAAGGTTTTGATGACAACTTAGCCGAGTACATGGACGATGGTGCCTTGCAGTCGATGGGCGGCGACTTGATGGCGGACATTGACCAAGACAAGCAGTCACGCAAAGAGTGGGAGAAGACCTACGTTGACGGGTTAAAGCTGCTGGGTCTTCAGATAGAGGAGCGCACTGAGCCATGGCAAGGCGCTTGCGGCGTGTTCCACCCCATGATTACAGAAGCCGTTGTGCGCTTCCAAGCCGAGACAATTACCGAGACGTTCCCAGCCCAAGGGCCTGTGCGCTCTAAGATTATTGGTAGAGACACGCCTGAGAACCAAGAGATCGCAGCCAACGTCGAAGAGGACATGAACTACGAGTTGACGGAAGTCATGACTGAGTACCGCTCTGAGCATGAGCGCATGCTGTGGTCACTGCCAGCTACAGGTTCAGCGTTTAAGAAGGTGTACTACGACCCCAGTTTGGGACGTCAGGTATCCATGTTTATTCCAGCAGAAGACATGTTGCTCCCATACGGCGCGACAGATCTGGACACTTGCTACCGCGTCACGCACGTCATGCGCAAGACCAAGAACGAGATTGTCAAACTCCAGCAAGCTGGGTTCTATCTGGACATCGACCTGCCTGATGCGCCCAAAGACCGTACTGACATTCAGAAAGCCAAGGACAAAGAGACTGGCTTTAATGATCTGAACGACGACCGCTACACAATCTATGAGTGCCATGTGGACTTGAACCTTGAAGGTTACGAGGACATGACTGAGGACGAAGACGGTGAGGAAGAAGAGACCGGCATCATGTTGCCGTACGTTGTCACCATCATCAAAGGCACAAACGACATCCTGTCAATCCGCCGTAACTGGAACGAAGACGATGAACTCAGACTCAAGCGCCAGCACTTTGTGCACTATCAGTACATCCCCGGCTTTGGAGCATATGGTTTTGGACTCTTCCACCTTATCGGTGGTTTTGCCAAGTCAGCCACTAGCCTTATGCGTCAGTTGGTCGACGCAGGAACGTTATCTAACCTTCCGGGTGGACTCAAGTCAAGGGGTTTGCGAATCAAAGGCGATGACACACCAATCGCCCCCGGTGAGTGGAGAGACGTTGACGTAGCCTCTGGCAACATCCGTGACAGCATACTGCCGCTTCCATACAAGGAGCCAAGCGCAACGCTGTTCAACTTGATGCAGACCATCGTTGATGAAGGCCGCCGCTTTGCCGCGACTGCTGACATGAAGGTGTCTGACATGAGCGCCAACGCGCCTGTCGGTACAACGCTAGCTCTCTTAGAGCGTCAATTAAAGGTGATGACTGCGGTGCAGGCTCGTGTGCACTTTGCATTGAAGCAAGAGTTAAAGCTCTTGAAGAACATCATCCGCGACTACACCGATCCAGACTACACATACGATCCTGAGTACGGCTCACGTAAAGCAAAGAAGACTGACTACGACAAGGTTGACATCATCCCCGTGTCAGATCCTAACGCGGCTACCATGAGCCAGCGCGTAATCCAGTACCAAGCTGTGATTCAGATGGCGCAGATGGCTCCGGACATTTACAACTTGCCAGAACTTCACCGTGGTATGTTAAACGTCTTGGGCATCAAGAACGCAGAAAAGCTTGTGCCAATTGAGGACGATCAGAAGCCGACAGATCCTGTGCAAGAGAATCAGAACGCGCTCAAGGGCACGCCACTCAAAGCGTTCCTGCATCAAGACCACGCTTCACACATTCAAGTGCACATGATGCTGTTGCAAGATCCCCAGATCCAGCAGTTCATTGGACAGAACCCACAGGCCCCCAAGATCATGGGTGCAATTACTGCACACATTGCAGAGCACGTTGGCTATCAGATGCGTCAGAAGATCGAGCAGCAGTTGGGTATGCCTCTGCCTCCCGAAGACGAGAAGTTGCCACCGCAGATTGAGATTGCCTTGTCCGGCATGATGGCGCAAGCCGCGCAACAGGTAATGCAACAAGCGCAGGCCAAAGCCGCACAGCAACAAGCCCAGCAGCAAGCGCAAGATCCGATTGTGCAGATGCAGATGCAAGAGTTGCAACTAAAGCAACAAGAATTGGAATTAAAGAAACAGAAGATCATGATGGACGCCGCAGCCAAAGCGGATGCCCAGCAGTTGAAAGAACAAGAAGTCAGTGGTCGCTTAGAACTCGACGCCCTCAAAGTGGGTGCACAAATTAAAGAGTCCCAAGCTAAAACCCAGTTTGACCAAGAACGTGCCGGTGTCCAAATGGGCACTGACATTGCAAAGAGCAAAGCCCAAATGGAATTGCAAGCGCGAACTGCTGCGCTTCAAAATAGCAGGAAC